AGAAATCCGGCTGGCGATAGTCAAGCGCGGGATTCATCATATCAATAAATCCTCATGTCAGGCGACATGCCACCGCCGAAATACCCCATGCCTCCACGGTCATTCGGGTGGAAGCCAAGAAGGTTTTGCATACCGCCCGGAGGCACTTGCGAGTATTGACCTTGCGGCAACTGCGCCTGCGGAATCGCCATGCCCTGCGCACCGGGAATGTTGGTGCCGGGGTAAAAGTTGGACGGGCCAGCCAAAATGTTGGGCGAAGGCGCAGCATAAATATCGCCCAGCCCGTACAAGTCCGTAATGTGCTGCAATGCGGCGTTTGAGGCCGACTGGCGAGGGAAATTAGCCATCGCCATGTTGTTGAGCATTTCGCGCTGGAACGCGAGGTTCTGCTGCGCCATGCGTTCTTCAGCGGCAAAGCCTTCACGCGCAGTCTGCTGTTGCGCACGGGTCGCACTGCGCTGCGAGCTTGACCCCATCATTCCGCCAATAATCGGACCAGCTAGTGCTGCAAGAGCTTGCCAAGCCATCAGTAAGCCACCTCGTTCAAGCGCATCCCGTCCAGACGGAACAGGGTCGGATCAGTAAAGCGCACTCGGAAGACACGACCGGGCGGGCGCATAAGGCCACAGCGCGTCGTGAACATGCGCGTTGCGAGCTTGCCAATTTTGCCGGGGAAGATGTTGCGGGGTGCGGCGTAGGTGTTGCCGCCATCGTCAGACCAGTCCAGCAGAATAATTGGCTGCTCGCCTTGGCCTGAAATCAGGCCGGTGCCTCGCGCACCGTCCAAAATTACGTTATCACACGACATTCGCTGTTGCAAGGGCACAAACAGGCTGGCCTCGCGCAATATATGCGAGCCGGTGTCGGTGTAAGTGTCCGTACGTTGTTCGTACACATTCGCGGTGTAGCGGCACGCGGCAAGGTGCATTCCATCGCGGTACACATACTGATACGGCCTGTAGCCATCCACACCGCTTGACCGGCGCTCAGCCCATTCATTCGTTGACGTGTCAAACGCATACGCGGTTTCAGGCAGGCTCACCAGAAAGAACTGGTGCCCGTCCTCAATATAAAAGCTGACGCGGGCGTCCACTGCGCCCAGCTTCTCGCTAATCGCGGGCGTGCTGATCGGCGTGGCCTGATAACCGTCCATGCGGTATACCACATCATCTGATCCGACCCAGCATATCGCCTGATTGACCAGAACCGCCGCGCGCGGGCCGATGCAGCCCTTCTCAATAATGACGCCCGGCTGACGCTGAAACGGAGCGTTGGCGTCTCCGGTTGACACCCATACCTCCGCGACACTTGTTCCGAAAAGCACAATCGCATTGCGCTGCGCTATAACCGTCACAAGGTCATCAGCGCTGAACTCGGCAGTCGCAAAGTTGAGCGGGTCAAACGTGGTGGACAGAACGTTGGACCAGTAGAATTGCGAGCTATTGTCGCCCACGACCACAAAGCGCCCGTCGATGTAATCCACGCTCACAAAGTTAATGTTGGCGTCCACCGTTTCTTGCTGGAATGTGGAGCCATCATACGAATACACCTTGCCGTCCGCAACAAGGATCAATTCGTTAATAATCGAAAACGCCAGCGACACGGCTTCAGAGCCGGGCACGTTGGTTGCCACGTCCGTTTTTGTGCCGTTCAGCGCTACACGGGTTAGCGTGCTGCCATGCACTACGAACACATCGTTGTTGAACGCGCCCTGCTGATAGAAAATGCCGCGCATGGGTGCGGTGAACTCGTCGTAGATAACAAGCCCCGGCGTGGGCAATAGCGTATAGCCCCGGTCCTTCTGGTTCGGGGCGGCTTCTGCAAACAGGTTGACCAGACCAAGCGGCGGTGCGCCGTACTTGGAGCGGACGTAAAAGCCCGGCCCGAACCCGACGTACATCTTACTCGCCCGTGCGTTCGGAGTAGGACACGAGATAGTTAATGACGCTAGCCGTAGTGCTGACGCCCTGAAGGCTTTGTTCGTCGTACAGAGTCACGCCCGTAAGCGGAACGCTGACTTGCTCGCCAAGCCCAATCGACGGGTTGCGATAAAACTCGTTATCTGCTCCCGCACTGCCCGCGTTCGGCACAATGTAAAGCTTGATGTCGGTATCAGCCACCTCGCCAAACAACACGATTTTCGTTATGATAATCGTGACGTTAGGGCCTGCGGTGACAAGAGCACCTGCCGTGGAGGCAAGTTGGCCTTGTACGGTACGGTTTTTGAACTGCATGTTATCCTCCTACGGGTCCATCGTTTAGCGCAAACGCCTGAATGGCAATGTTCTGCCAAGCAAACGTGCCGGTTACAGTAGCTCCCCAGCCTTCAGCGCACGCGACGTTTACCGTGTTGTCAGGCTCAAGGTCGAAAGCTATGCGGTAGCGCCCTGTGCTGCTTGGGCTAGCTATGTCCGCGTCGGCAAACTGATACTGCAATGAAAACGGCTCCACGCGGTCATAGTTTGCGCCAGCCATTGACCCGGATACCCATTCACCCTTACGCCGCGTGGCGACAGGCGCGGTAAGAAATGTTTGCGTGCCGCCGCCCTCAGGCTCAAGGCGCAAGGTGTATTTGTAAAAAAACCAATCAAACAGGTCTGACGGCGCGCGAAACTGAAACGACACGTTCACCGCAATATCGCTATTAGGGGCAATAGCAAAAAACGGTGTGCGCTGGATTTTTGCGGTATAACTAGCCGCGTTTGTCGGTGTTGCAGCGGGAAGCGTGCGAATGGCGTGCGAAGCGGTAAATCCCTGCGCTTGGTTGCCAATAGCCCCTCTGGCGATGTTTGCGCGCGCGGCGGCGTCAATGCGGGCCAATTCACCCAGCGAGGCAAGCGTGGCCTCCACCTCGGCCCGAAGATTGTCCTCTACCCGGCGCAGGCGAGCAAACGAATCCTCCAGCGCCACGGCGAGTTCAGCCTGCGCCTCCGCGCGCGCAGTCTCCCGCGCAACCCGCGCCTGCGTTTCAATCAATTCCAGCGCCGCCGCAATCGTGGACTCGGTTTCAGCGCGCAGTGTGTCTCTGGCCGCATTAGCGGCTGCTACAGCGCTTTCTACGGCTTGGCGGGCATCGTCTGCGTTAGCTTGCGAAAGCGCTTCCAGCGAGCGTACAAGGCCCGTCACGGCCTCGATAGCGGCCCGGTTTTCGCTGGTCTCCACGAACGAGCGGATAATTTCTTCGAGCAAGCCGTCATTGAACGCGCCAGAACGCTTCCACAGCCCGTCAAAATACTGATGCCATGCAGTCGTCGGAAATACCGGCTTGCCGTCTACAAGCCCCAGCGGCTCATTGACCTGCGGGATAATGACGTTCTGGCGGATGCGTTCGGTCAACGGCGCGCCCTCCGGCTAGGCCGCACAAACATGCTCACCGGCTCTACGTCATACGCCAGCGCGTCGGACAACGATTGCGCAGCAGCCACCTGAAGGCGCTGGATAGATGCCACGTCTTGCGGGCGGTAAGAGGCTATCAGGCGCGAGGCCAGCCCATACATGAGCGGCTCGTACCATTCCTGCGGAAAGTCAGGCGTGTTGGAGTTGGAGACGAAATCCTCTAGCGTCCGGGTGTAGGTGTATTTCAGCGTCCCGCCCGCTCCATCGGCGTTCAAGGGCCAGATGCACAACTCACCCGTAGTGAGCCGCGGGTCGTAGTAAAACAGCGTCGGAGAGGATTTGCTGGTCTTGAGCGGCTGCTCGTCGTACTCTTGACGGCTGATCTGCGTCATAGGGCGCTCAAGGCCGTTCGTGTCGGCATAGCGCATGTTCAGGATACGCAGCGGGCGATACGTCTTGTCTCCACCGGGGCCGAACGTGTACGGGTTCGTATCCGTTCCCTTGTTATTGACCAACGTGAGGCTATCGCGCGTGTACGTCCACAGGTTATAGCCGCTGACCTGCCAGTGCTTGACCATCATGTTCAGCTTGCGCTGCGCATCGGCCAGCATGTCAGCCTGCACCGTTTCATCCGGCGCAATCACCGCGCACTCAATGAGCGCGTCCTTGATAAGATTGGCGGTCGTAGTGCTGAATGACGTTACGCCAGAAGTAGTCATATCGCGTTGCCTCCTAGCATGTCTAACTCAGCGCTATATTCAAACGTCACCGAGGTATTAAACCTCGCCAGCACGCGCGCGTACCGAGCATTGCGGCCCACAGGCAGTTGCGTCGTTACGCCGCTTTGCACAGCGTCCAGCACCAGCCGGGAAAGCGTGTCATCAACGCTGGCCCAAGACACGTTATCGGCGCTATGCTGCACAACGTATGTAGGGTTAAGAGTATCGGTTATTTCTGTGACCCGGAAACGCACAAACGACAGGTATTTGAGCGATCCAGCATCCGCCGTGGCCAACACAATTGAAGCGCCGGTCGTGGACGTAAACGGCACAGTCACACTTGCCAGCGTTACAAAGTCAGGGCTTTCGGGGCGGGCCTCTTTGACCGCAAAGTTATCGACCACGCCGCGTACAAACTCTTGCGGGTGACGTTCGTCAAACTGGCCTTTCCAGACGATCTGATTATCCCATTGCTTGCGGGAATCGCCGGACAGAACGCGCAGGCCCGTGTTATCGCAGCGAATGTAATGCTCGTGCGTTATATTGCGCGGGATTTTTCCACGCTTGCGGGCTGTGCGCAGCTTGACCATTAGCGCGACTTATTCTTGCTGCGCTTGGACTTTTTGCGCTTGCCAGACTTAGCGCCCATTTTACCGTAAGACTTGTTGCCGCAGGGCATTAGCGCTTCTTCCTCTTTTTTGCAGTCTTGGCTGACTGCTTCCAGTCCGACTCAGACGGAGCGCCCTTTGAGCCGGGGCGGCGCATACGCTCACCAGAGCCAGCCTTGATGCGGGCGCGCTTTGCGTTGACGTTGGCATACAATCCACGACGGGCCATTAGCATTTCCACCTTTTACGAGCCGCCTTACCACGCTCGCCGGTCCATCCTTGGCTGCGCGCACAGAAAGACTTTTTGCGGCCCTTGTCGGCTTTGGTTTTCGGGTTAGGCGCAGGAGCCTTCAGGTTTGACCCCGTTTCACGATTGTACTTGGCGCGCCCCTTGGCGGTCAGGCCCGCGCCCTGCGCGACCGAGCGCTTTTCACCGCGTCCGACAGACAGGCTAGGGCCACGCTTGCGGGCCATGTCAGTATTTCTTTACGCAATACAGCGTAATAGCGTACTGCCCTTGCGTGTCGCCCGCCGAGGTCAAAAGCACGTCGCCCGTTTTGCCAGCGCCTGCGTTGTTTTTCAGGCCGCCAATATCGCAATAGTCGATGTCGATATTTTCGTTGACCCCGATTGCCATAAACGCCACGTCCGTAGTAGCGTCCCAAAGCAATTGCGCCTGCGCGCCAGAGCCGTTTGTGGAGCCTTTGATCTTGTCAACGCGCACTTCCGAAGGCGCGCCGGAAAGCGAGGATACGTCCACGACAACTTGTGCCGTGGTCGTACCCAAGCCAACAATGTGAAAAACCGCATTGCGCGGTCCATCAATCAGTTTTTGAACCGTCGCAGTCATGTGCGGCTCCTTAGGTGCCGGTCAGGTCGTTGACCTTGGCCGCAAGAGAAGCGATAGCGTTGCGCAGAATGCCGAGTTGGGTGTTCACACCCGCAAGCGGCGCAGCGTTGCTAGCCGTGCCGTCAACGCCGGTCAGGGTGTTGCTGATAGCCGCAAGCGTGTCAGACGCCGTGCCACCCGTGCTGTCCGTCAGCGCGGTAACAGCGGCACCATCAGCCGCGACAATCGGAGCCTTGATGCCGTTGGGAAAGTTGGTCGGCTTGAGAGCCATGTGTAGTCCTCCAAGGGAAGTGAGGGGGCCGAAGCCCCCTCGTCAGTCCTACGCGCCTTCGGAACCGTAAAGCCCGCGCCAGTCGGCCCAATCGAACGCATAGCGCTCAACGGCCTTGGCTTTGGCGTTTTCGGTGTCGAAGTCTTTGTCGCGGGTGAAGGCCAGCGCCATACGCTCCTGATAGATCAGGCCCGAACCTTGGGCGAGATCGGTGCGGACGTAGAACGCGTTCGTGTCCTCAAGGTAATGGTTGACCATGTACCCTTCCGGCAGCATACCCGTCGAGCGCAGAGCGTTCACCGCGTTGTTGGCGGTGTCGTTCTGAAGCGTCGAGGCCATGATGCGCTCGGCAACGAACTGGTTCTCCTTGGCGATGATCAGCTTGCGACCTTTCAGGCCAATGCGCAGGTTACGGGCGTCTTTGGCGTCCGCAACCTGAATCAGCAGGTCTTCGAGCGAGGCTTCCGATAGGTCCGCCGGGTTCGCCAGTTCGTTTGACTGGTTGCCCGAAGGGGTCGGGTGGTCCGGTGCCAGCAGCGGCTTATTGTCACCGCCGACAAACGCCGCGTTGCTGGAGCGGTCATACACCAGAGCGCCAAGGGTTTCCTTGGTGATGCGCATGGACCGGGCCAGACCCGCCGCACGAGCGCGCGACAGTTCGGCGTACTGGTTGTCCGCGATCTCTTCCATCGTGATGATATAGCCGAGGGCCATCGTCACGTTGGGAGTGCGGCGCAGGTAGCCCTGCTGGTCAGCGTCGTAACGCACCGAAGCGCCTTGCGACTTGATCTGAGCCAGACCAAAGCCGATGGACTCCGCACGCTCTTCGTACGACTTGTCCGAGGACACTTTGTCAAACAGCCCGGTGTACTCCAGCGGGTACTGGTTGTACTCACGCCCGAACCAGTTGACGATGCCCGGCCAAAGAGCTAACGGGTGGTTGCCAGTCGAGATAATAGCGCCAGCCATATCTTAGCTCCTTAAGCCGAGGTCGGACGGCCACCCGGACGCAGGGCATGATTGACAATCATGCATTCCCACACCGCGTTCGTGCCGACAGAGTTGGAAGCCTGCTCTTGGAACAGGCGAAGGACTTTGAGGTTGTACGCATTTTGCGTGTCAGAGGCCGCAAGGGTTGAGGAATCAATCTCGTCCTTGGACTGGCCGTACACGGTGTCAAACGTGCTAAACTCAATGTTGAAGTGAGCGCCGACGCCCGCGTTGTCGAGGTTGCCGTCTTCCTGCATCTTGAACAGCAGGGCCGGGTCATCAGCGACCAAAGCAAAGCCCGGTACGTTCGTCGAAGCCGCGATGTAGCGGTCATTCTCACGGAACACCGTGCCGTCAGCAGAATCCACCACACCGACAATCACGCCCACAATCGGGGTGTTGTTGGCGGGCGTTTCGTCGTCAACGGTAGCGCGCTGAACTTGCATAATACCGTCTACAGCCGTCCCGTTGGCGCTTACAACCGAACCGACGCCGAGGTTATGCTCAGTGTCAAGAACGGAGTACACGTTCGCAGCGCCGTTATACGGAGCGCCGGAAACGTACCGGATCGGGATCAGGCCGAAAGGAGAATCGGCGTTAGCCATGTTTTACCCTTTGCCTTTTGGAACCGTGACGCCCTCAGACGCCACATAGCCTTTGTTACCCAAGGAGTGACCGAACTGGCCGTGCTCCATTTGAGCGGTGATGTCGTCCAGCCTTTCAAACAGCGCACCACGATCTTCCTCGTAAAGCTCTGTCGGAATAAGCATGAGATACTGTTTCACCGATTCGCCGGACTTGTTGGACGACCCGTGCGCAATGTGAACTGCGAACCTGCGTTCGTCGCTTTCGGAGAGAGCGTCCTTGCCCTCAACCGCAAACTTCCAGCCTTTTTCGATGAAGGTTTGAACCCGTCCCGGTTCGTCAAGAACCCAACGGCCCTTGAGGCCAGCAGGGATTTGCGCATCAAACCGGCTACGGCGTTGACCGGGGCGGCGGCGCTTGGCGGGGTCTCGCCAGTCTGCTTCGCTCTGACGTGCGGCTCGTGCGGCACGCGGTTGAGCGGTAGTTTCATTTTCTTGGGTCATGATATTTGCTTTCCTGTTAAGTGTCAAGCGGGGTTTTCGCGGTAGTAGTCGCGGGCGTATTCTTGCTTGCCTTTTTCGTCGCCGGGGTAGATGCCCATGCGCGACAGTTTGATAAAGGCATGGCGGGCGTCGTTGGGCAGTGAGTTCCACCCCTTTTTTGCGCCCGCTACCGGGGCTTTACGCGCTGCTGCGCCATCTTCAGACGCGGGCGGCTTGGGGGTAGATTGCTTGGCGGCTTGCTGGCCCACGCCCGTGCGCGCGCGAATCTCCTGCGCAACTTCCTCATAGAACGCCTTGCGCGCCCATGTGGGAAGCTGCATCACGTCTGTCAGGTTATCGTTGCGCAGCTTTTCAGCGGCGATCTGTGCCGCCAGCATGGTTGCGGCCTCATTAGCGCCGTACCAGTCCTGATTTTTCGGCAACCACTCAAGGAAGGCCGGGTCTTGATTAGCCTGCTGCTGGCGTTGCTGAATTTCCGGGTCGGCTTGCCGGGGGCGGCGGGCGGCATAGTATTCTTCCAGCTTTGAGGTCGTTTCCTCGTAGGCTTTGGAATCGCCAAGGTCAAACGCGCGCTTCTGTGCGGCCTTGATCTGCTCCAGCGTTTGCGTGCTTTGCTGCTCTTGAGCGCGTTGTTGCTCAAGCTGCAACTGCATGGCTTGGCGGCGAACCTGCGCAAGCTCGTCCTTGAGTTCGAGCACCTTAGGAACGTCCTCAAGGCGGGGCTTAATAACCCGCTCAAGGTAGTCGCCCGCTTCCATGTGGTTCGTGGTGTCGCCCTTCCACTCGGCTTTGGGTTTCCACCCGAACCGGCGCGCTAGAGCCTCTTCTGCCTCGCTCGTTCGCGCTGGCGCAGCCTCCTCAAACCCTGCGACACCCTCATCATCCGATTGCGTATCCTCAACAATCGGCTCGTCAGGCTCATTCGCAGGGGCCTCCGGTGCGTCGTCGTTCAGCAGGGCAATTTCGTCATCGTCCAGATCGGTAAGAATTGTCGTGTGCTCAGTCATGGCTGACTCCTAAAATCTGGCGGTCCTCAAGAAGCTGGTAGTCTTCGTTGTCCAGCCCCTTGAACTTGGAACCCGCGTATTGACCAAACAGCACCGTATCACCCACCTTGGGAGACACTTTATGCTGATACATTTCGCTGCTTCCGGGGTGGCCAATTGTAAACGCCAACTCCCCCAGAGCGACCACAGTGCCGTGCATTTCGGCCCACTGTTTGCGCTCTTTGTGCTGGTCGGGAACGTATATGCTACCAACCTTGTCTTCGGCGGTTTTCATCTTGACGATGACGTTGTAGCCCGTGGGCGTAAACCCGGATTTATTGGGTTGCGACATACAATCCTCCTTCTTTGATAGCTTCTGCTACGAAGCGCAGGGCTAGGGCGTAATACACCTCCGCAACGGTGTTTATCGGAACGTCCAGCGGCTGATCCATAAACACGTCACAAGCGGTCTGGGCGCGCTCCATGCACTCGATTTCCAAGCCTTTAAGCACCGCCGCCGTTACCGGGTGCTCCAGCCATTCCTTGTACTGCGGGTCCATTTAGTTCTCCTGTGATTGAACGAAGGGTCTGGATGTAGCCTTCGATGTCGGCTGTGGTAAACGCGGTGTCAGCCTCTGCTTTGGCCTTCATGGCCTGCATAAGGTCGAGAATGGCAGCGGCTCCGGCAGCTTCGCGGTCGGTTTCGGCGCGGAAGCGGTCGGTTTCGGCGCGCATCATCTTGGCCTGCTCGTCGAGCGACGGTTGCGGCGGTTGCGGCGGCGGAAGGATGTACTCTTGCGGGTTTTCAATTTCCGCAGCTTCAAGCAAATCGGCCAGAATCATGTCCCGGTTAAGCCTGTCGGGGAACATCTGCGCAATTTGCATCAATGACTGGCTTTTTTGCTGCTTGAGAGCGCGTGCAGCCATGTTGGCGTCGGTTACAGGCGTCACGTTGAGCGTTGAAGCGTCGTAATCGGACACGCTGACCTGCTCTTGGCTGTCGAAAAACGTGAAATACTCGCGTTCGTCCAGCGTGCGCCCGTTTATGTTGAACAACAGGCTCAATTCCTGCTTTAGAGCGCGGTGAACACGCTTGAAAATAGAGTTGAACTGCGTTGTGCCTTGCTCCACAAGCGTCAGAGCGGTTGTCGGGGCGATATTTTGGCTCGCATTGCCCATCATGATGTCTTTGACGGACGAAATGTCTTGCCCTGAGTTAATCATCAGCCCGAGAAGCTGGAAAAGCACTTGGCTGGGCGGGGCAAGTTGAAGCTGGAAGATGTTTTCGCGCAGACTTCCGCCCGAATTGTCCACCTGTTTGAACTCGCCCGGCTCAAACTTCATGTCTCCGCCCTTGAGGCGCAGGCCGCGGCCAAGAAAGCCCATCGGCATGT